CATTGATTGCGAGGGAAGGTGTTTCGCGGTGATCAAGCAGAAGACCGGGGATCGAGCTACTCTCGTATAATTTTACAAGCTTAAGGGAAGGCTTGTAAACTAGGATAAAGTTACGTTTTTTTCTGGTTAAGTGAAAGAGTTTTTGGTGTGGTGAGAAGCTAATTTTATTGCCTGTTATGATCTTAAGTTCGACTAGGAAAAAACCACAAGAATCATTGTATCCCAACAAATCTGGAACACCAAAGGATGCCCAAGACTCCAGTCTAGTCCACTGAATTTTAGGTGTATTCTTTTTAACTAACTGCCAAAATTTGCTCTCTTGTTTCACTGCAAGTTTATACTATATGTGTAATTAAAACGTAATCAAAAACGTAAGTTATTTTGCTAAATAGCCATTTATTTGATATAAAAACGTAATTATGCAGACAATAACACCTCGAAAAAAGGGTAGACCACCCGCTTTAACCCAAAAGCAAAAGAAATTTGCTGAATTATATGTATGGGACCGGGGTAAAAAGAATTTAAGTCAGTGTGCATTTGAAGCTGGGTACAAAAATAGACCATCAGAGACAGCATCAGATTTAAGAAATCCTAGAAAGTATCCACTAGTTTGTGAGTACATTAGGAAGTTAGAGAAAGAACAAGAGAATAGATTTAGAATAAACAAATCAATTCATATGCAAGACTTAGGACACATCAAGAATAAAGCAATGGAGCAACCCACTACCTATTCTGTGGCTCAGAGAGCTGAAGAAAACAGAGGTAAGGTAATGGGCTACTATAAAAACGAAAACATCAATACTAATGTCAATGTAAATGTAGACTCAATGACTCGAGAAGATTTAATTAAAGAGTTTGATAAATTTTACAATGATAGGATGAAAGATGTTACGCCTGATAAATCAAAACTAAAAGCATCAGAAGTAAAACAAAGCCCTGAGTCTGATTAAATATATTGTTAAACTTTTGCCAAAGTCTTAACACGTTGTTTCTTATTCTTCTTATTATTTCCATATAACACTCCTTGTGAGTTTGGACCCTTCCTCGGGGGAAGTTGGCTCCATTTTACGTTAGGCATATTCTTAGTCAAGGTTTTATTTTTCATAGTTCCACATCAATAATAGCAGAGTAACAAAGCCATATATAGCTAAAACAATACTAATAGATAAAAACATAATGTTTATCTTTCGTTAATTTTTTCCATTTTAATTATACACCCAACTGGGAATACATTTCTATCACTAAATAATTCATCGTTTTCTTCGTAAGATGCAAATGTCCAAACATACTTTCTATTCTTATCAAACACATACGCGTGAGTTATCATTGTAGATGGTATTAAAC